CAATAGTATCGTCAAATTTTATATCACTTGAGATATGTAAATACAATAATTCTATTTTATTACTAAAACGTTTTAAATGTTTAGTATGAAGCTGATGAAAAAATTCAGTATATGTTAAAAACATTGATATTTTTTCTCTCATAACTATTAATTCATAATTAAATGATGTAATAAAGTTATCAATATTTAAACCAATATCTTTCTTACTTTTATGAGTATCTAATTCATTCTCTCTCATAATCAAATTTGAAAGTATAGAGTTAATAACAATTAAAATATTTTCATGTATTTCACTTATTAATTCAATATTATATTCTTTGTATGGTTCCAAATCTTTATATACAGGAAAATTATTAAGTTTTATTATTTCTGTAATTTTTTTATCGCGAATATTTTCATAAACATATTCTATAATTATCTTATATAATTTAAAATATTCACAATACATGCGGTTATTAATTGCTAAAAATAATCTTTTCATGTCATCATATTCTATATCAATTAACTTACTTTGAAAATGAAATGAATCTAGACCAAAAACAAATAATTTATTTTTATTATTTTTAATAAAATCTGAATAAAATTGTTTTAATTTATTAATTCTTGTTTGAAGAATATCAAATACAACTTTAACATTATTTCGTATAGTTATTAAATTATTAAAATCGTTTTTTAACTTAGATATACGATTTTCCATTATATTTAATATAACATAATAATATTTTTTGTAATAATATTATTATTAGAATATTTTATATATGGATAATAATTTTTCTGACATGGATGAAATTGAGTTGACAGATACTAAACAAATAGATTGGACACCTGAACATGAAAAAATATTAATTGAATGGGCAGATAAAGCCATGTGTTATAGATGGCTTCATTCAAAATCAAATGCAATGTTTTCTAGTTTAAACGCTTGGTATACTATTCCTGTAATTGTTATTTCTACACTAACAGGGACTGCTAATTTTGCGCAAGAAAGAGTACCAATAAAATATCAAAGTTATTTTGTTATGCTCGTAGGAACATTTAATATTATAGCAGGTATTATAACAACTATACAACAATTTTTAAAAATAACACAATTAAATGAAGCTCATAGAGTTAGCAGTATAGCATGGGATAAATTTTATAGAAATATTAAAATAGAAATAGCGAAACATCCATACGAAAGAATAGATGTTAAACAAATGATAAAAATGAGCAAAGAAGAATTTGATAGATTAATGGAAACCAGTCCAAATATACCTGAAAAAATTCTTGAACAATTCAAGAATAATTTTAATAGTGATGAAGTATTTCAAAAAATAGTTAAACCTGAAATTTGTGATATTCTTATACCAACGAATGATTATAAAAATCCTTGGTATAATGATGAAAATCGCGCTAAAATAATTAATGATAATATGAGACTTCAAATAATCAAAGACACAAAAGAAAAAAGGATATCAGAAATGAATAAAAAAAGTGTTACTGATTTTATTGAAGTTTTTACAAATCTAAATAATAGAGAGCCTATGGAAAATGAAATTTTAGATAATCTAAAGGATAAAATTGATATTGTTACCATTAAGAAAATACTTGATGAAAATAAAACAATAAATTTTAATCAATCAATTGTTTAAATTAAGCTGTAGGATATTCATTTGGTAAAACTAATATTGAAATGATAATCATAATATAAAATAGTATATATACACCATACACGTCTTCTCCTACTCCATAAAATTTAAGTATTTGAGTTAAACTATAAAAAAAAATAATTGAAACACCTATTAAAGTAATCGCATTCATTTCTATATTATTATTTAAGATTATTTAATAATATAGTAATCCTAAAAATTACATTATTATATAATTCTCATTTTCATCATATTTTTCATGTAAATATGATTTATCTATATAATGGTAACTTAATGGAATTTGTTGATGATAATCTTTTAAAACTATAATTGGTGTGTTTTTTAAATAGGAACCATTATCTAATTCTATTTTACCTAAAAAAACAGAGTCATAATATTCACTCCATTTGCCATCATGGTCACTTATTCTCATTGTTAATACTTCCATATTTTGGTCTAAATTTTTATCATTTAGTCTTTCCTTTTTTATTTCTGAATCATCACTCTTGTCATTAAATAAATTTTCAACAATTTTTATTTTACCTAAAAATAAAGCAAATCTTACTATTCCACCTTGTTTAAATCTCCCATATTCATTATCTGTTATTATATTATCATTATCTTTAACTTCCTTTCCTGTTTCAGACCATCCACCATCTCTTATTGAACCTTTATAATCAGTAAAATAATAATATGGTCCCATAATAGAATTTTTGTCTTTTACTGAAATACCAAATGTATATGTAAAATTTAATTTAATTGGTTGAATGCCTATGTACCCTACAATCGGCAACTCATAATTTTCATTATTTTTATTTTTTAAATAGCAAAAATCAATATTAGTTATAAAAAAATTTATTACACTAGAATCAATATTTAAACTGCAAACTTTATTATAATTTATTATTTCATCTATTAAACAAAACCATAATTGACTCTTCCTGTATGTACAATCTATAGTCAAAATACATTCAGATAAATCAAAAAATATATGTATAATAGCATCTTCATCCAAATAAAACCCTTTAAAAATTATATTTTTATCATATTTACTATAATTATCGTCTTTATCTAGCTTACTATTATTTAATTGTATTAAATAGTATAATTGGATTTGTGCCAATATAATTATTTTTTCACTCATTAATTCAGAGTACTCTGATAATTCTACTTCCGGAAAAAATAATACATCTGTTAACTTATCTTTTATTAATAAATATTTTAAATATGGACCATTTTTACTATTTTTAATTTCAAAAGCATTTATTTTTATTTTTGTATTTTCATTTAAATTTTCATTTAAGTATTCATCAATATTATATAGTAATTTATCAGGTGCTATATAATTATAAAAATTTGTTTCCATTTATAATTATATTACTACTATTTTTTTAACTTATTTATAATTAATTATTTATCGATTTTTCTTTTAATTGTTTCTTTTACTTGTTCCTCTCTACTATCCAAAACATGTTTGGTTAAATTCTCTGCTGTTTGTGGATCATTTTTATAATAATTTTGTAAAGCCTGTAATAATGATTTACCATTAATAGGTTTTTTAACTTTACTCTTTTTATAAATCAAAGCACCTCCGTTTATATCAAAACAATCAATATCGTTATTTTTCATTGTTGTTACAAGACCTTCTGTTAAAGCTTTCTTTTTATTTGTCCTTTCCTTTATTTCTACTTTTAATTCTGATATTTCTGTATCCATTTTTATCCATTCTTTTATATTATTTACTAGTTGTTCTTTAGTTTCCATTAATTATTTATTATATTTTATATTTATATTGTTAAATTATAAATATAAATAATATTCTTGTTACATACTCAAGATTTATAATATTTTATGGTTTGTAGTCTCTTAGGTTATTAATCCACGCATTTTTGTATCCTCTTCTAAAATCATTACCAAATGGATATGGATATGATTCTGAACATGTTAAACATTTTTTTGATAAAAAACTCATTATATAATTATACATCTTTATAATAGTTATAGATTTTTATGTTTAGATTATTTTTCTAAATTATAATGTCTTTTACATAAATTATTTTGAAATATTTTTATTCCGCATTGTAGTCCTTTTTTGGGACCAGTTTTTAGAATTTCTGTACATAATACTATATTTTCAGTTATAACAACATCCGAAACACCTATTACTACATTATCAGTTATAATATTATCTGTTGAAACATTAGTATCCTTTGTTTTTTGTTTTTTATTCATTTTTGCTAATTTAACAGCCTTTTTCAATTCATCTTTTGCTTTTTGTTTTTCCTCTTTTTCTTTTTGCTTTGCTTTTTGTTTTTCCTCTTTTTCTTTTTGTTTTATTTTTTCTTTCTCTTCTTTAATCTTATCAGCTATTTCTTTCTTATATTTTTTAACAACTATAGTCTTATGTTGATGACAATAAAAGTTTTCATCATTATAATCATGATAATAATTACTAATTTGTGTTCCCAAATAATTACATTTAATGGATTTACAATCTTCTATATTTAACCCTTGTTTATAAAACTCTGTAATATTTTTGCTTTCCGGATTAAAAAATACATTTGGTTTAATAAACTGACAAAGTTTATAAATACTACCTTCATAATATGAATCCTGAACATTACTCATATTTATATCTACATAATTGACTCCATTTACTTTTGCTAATCCTAAATCCGCATAATATGGTAATACTTCTGCAGTTTTTTTCCTACAATAAGGACATCTAATTTCATTATTTTTTAAATGTGTCGCAGTTCCTTCCATATTATTAAATTTTTTTTTATGGTTCACCAAATCATTAAATAACGGTATATAATTAAATTTATGACCACATTCCATTGTTACAAATTTATCTGTCAATGGTTGATTTGTAATTAAACATAAATTATTATCATCCTCAGTTTTAAATTTATTTTCTTCATCTTCTAGTGATTTATACAATTCAGAAAAAAAATCTATTCCTCCTTCTATGTTATATTTTTTCATTATATATTATATTTTGTGATATATCTTTATATTTATTATATTGAAATAAAATATATCAATGTCGCCGCCAGAAGTTTGGGGTCCTCCAATTTGGACGTTATTTCATGTTTTAGCAGAAAAAATAAATGAAAGGGCATATCCTTTTTATGCAGGACAATTATTTAGTGTAATTAAAAATATATGTAGTGCTTTACCTTGTCCTGAATGTACGAGTGATGCTAGTATTTTTTTAGGAAAAATAAAAATACTAGATTTAAAAACCAAAACTGACTTTAAAAATATGGTTTATCTTTTTCATAACTATGTAAATGCTAAAAAAAGAAAGCGTTTATATAATTATTCCGGTTTGGAGGTTTACAAAAATTATAATATTGTAAATGTTTTTAATAGATTTATATCTGTTTATCATACAAGAGGAAATATGAAACTTTTAGCTGAATCATTTCAAAGACAAAATATAATTAAAAATATTAGAGCATGGTTTAGTAAAAATATAAGGGCTTTTATGCCTGTTCAACAACCTGTTAATGTTATTCAACCACAAATTGTAATAGAAGAAGAAAATGTTATTGTTAATGAAAATATTGTTGTTGAGGAGGTGTCTATTGTAACTGAGGAAGTACCTATTGTAACTGAAGAACAAGTTGTAACCGAAGAGGTTCCTGTTGTAACTGAGGAAGTATCTATTGTAACTGAAGAACAAGTTGTAACTGAGGAAGTACCTATTGTAACTGAAGAACAAGTTGTAACCGAAGAGACTGTTGTAACCGAAGAGACTGTTGTAACCGAAGAGACTGTTGTA